GACAAGGATGTGTACAAAAGCTGGATGCGTACACATGTTGATGACGAGATGGCCTTCATGTTTTTCAAGATGAAGCTGTGTCGTTACCCAAAAGAAGACGATAGCATCAAGATCAATGAGCGTCGTTACGAGCAGCTTTGCCGCCAGTGGAACAAAGAGAAAGTTCAACTCGGTCAAAACAAGTGGGCTTTGTACAACGCTTGCACACATTGGTCCACGCATACTGGTGACAGCAACACACCGCACGTTGCTAGACGCAATCGTGAGAACCTACTTATCAAAGCACTCAAGCCAGCCAACTGGCATCTTGCATAGGAGACATCATGTCCACACCATTCATCGTACTGATCGAGGGGGCCATCGGCCTCCTCGACAGGGCCAAGGACAACATCAACGACACAGGCAAGGATGCCTTTCGCTACGATGTTGAGACAGCCCTTCATTCGCTGAACAGCATCAACAACAAGTATCACGAGTCGCTTGACCGATTCGTTGCCGAACCAATCAAACCATCAATCAAGGAGGTGAAATGATGTCGCTCATGCAGCAACGCCACTTTGAATACATTGCAGACAATGTGGCACCACTTTTGCCGTGGCCATCAAAAATACAAGAGATGGCTGACAAGCTAGCTGCAACCAACCCACGCTTTGATCGCAAGAAATTTATAGATCGCGCGACCAAAGCATGGGAGGCAGCCAATCCAATGGAGGAATTGGATGACTACATTCCACACCTTGAGCCGTGAGTATTATGAGTGTCAAGATTGCGAAGCGCAGATCGAACACTATCATGATCTCAAGCACTATAGCAAAGACAGCGGGGGCTTCTGCCCCCACTGTGATAGCGATCATCTAGTCGTGATGCAGTCTTACATTGTGTATCAACAAGTTTACGCAAGATCAGATGATGATGCTCTTGAGACAGCTTTGGAGATAGACGAATGGCAAACACAAAGTGGAAGTATCACACAGTCATAGACCCTGACTTTGACACTATGTTCTTTGGGCCAGTCGATGTTCATTTCCAAGAAGAACAATACCAAGGCAACAAGTCACAAGGAGACGAGGTACACATCAGGCCATCGGTTGTTAAAAAGCCAGCAATAGGCAAGCACTCAGTATGGCCTGAGTTATGGAGACGCAAATGGAGAACCTGATGAGATACGAACTGTATCATTACCTGATGGACTCAATCGCTACTCACTTTGAGATACAACTCAAAGATCGTGACCACTACACTGAACAAGACTGGCGTCGATTAGAATACAAACACGACGCGTGTGTCATGTTTATCAATCAGAAACTAGGAGAACCAATCAATGAACGATCTGTTTGACAAGCTGGGATTAGACCAGCCAGATTTTCCAGAGACACCAGCGTACAAGCTGGCTCGTCGTGATGACCCAAGCACCAGCCATGACGCTGCCGAGCAGCTTGATGTGAGCAAGATGGAACGCATTGTATTAGCTGCAATCACCAGCTTTTCTGCCGATGGCTGCATATCAGATGATGTGCTGCGCATCTTGCCGAACCATCGATACAGCACAATCACTGCTAGATACAAGCAACTCAAAGAGAAAGGCTTGATCTTTACCGACCATCGCAAACGCAAAGGTGAGTCTGGTCGCCAGCAATTAATCATGTGGGCAAAGGAGTTCTACACAGAAGATGCGGAAGTTTAGATATCGGCCAGCAATTACCAACGGCAATCCTGTTGTGCAATTTCTGTTTAAAGAAATGCACAGGCAAAGATGCTGCCAGATAGATCTTGCAGAAAGAGTTGGCCTTCACAGAGATACATTGAGGAAGTGGCGCACTACGCATACGCCACGAGTCAATGATATCGAAGCCGCTCTCAACTATCTGGGCTACACACTCAAGCCAATACGCATCAAAGATTGACATGACTGCGACATTGCAGGAGTATACCTGCATGAAAAGCTACATGACAACGCTCACTAACAGAGCCAAACGCCACAGAGTTCCGCTCAAAGATGCTTTTATCAGAGCGGGGCTGCCCGACTCAACATATTACAGAGCCAAGCAAGGCAAGGAGTTGCGATACGAAACAGCTAAACTCGTGTTCGATTATATAACCAATGCCAGCCAAAAACAGACGCATCAAAAAAAATCTTAATCAAGGCAAGTCACAGACATGCGAAGCATGTGGAGTGGTGACACCTTGGTTTGTCTGCCCTGTTGCTGGCATCAACCCGCCGTCTTGGTACACAATCTGCCTTGACTGCTATCAGGAGAACCAATGGCAAACAAGAATCGCGACAAGGGAAACTACCACGAAAGGTGGTTTGTCAACTGGCTACAAGAACTCGGCTTCACAGCCAAACGCCAGCCCCTCTCAGGCGCACTCGGAGGAGAATACTCCGGCGACATCATCTGGAAACTCGGACGACTTGAGTTGGTGGTGGAAGTAAAATACAGAGACAAGTCAAACTTTCCTAACCCATTCACCGTTGTGCGCGACGTTGCATTTTACAAACGCAAAGTCGGCAAGCCCAAAACTCTGGTAATCTTTGATGGCGATGTGTTCGAGCGAGACATTGCCCCGCTACTCACGAAGAAAAAGCGAGTAGCCAAGTCAGGGCTTACAGAAGATTGGCAACCAAGTTCTGATCTACAACAGGACATTGATAACAAGTTAGGAGCAAAGATAAACCATGACGCTGAAACAGATAAGTTCCGCAATCACCACCTCTCGAAAGGCAACACATTCAAGCGACCTGACCTCGCTTATAGAAAGTGGTGTCGTCAAGCAGTTGAGTGGGGAACAGCAGCAACGAGCAGTGGCTCGTCTGTTGGAAGTAAAAGATCCGGCAAAAGTGGACAGCAATCTGGTCACTTCGCTGGCATCCTTGCCGGGCTTGACGATTAGTCCTGTTGAACGCACACGATTTCCCCGTGATGCTGACATACAAATCACACTTCTGCGCTACGACATACAATGTGAGGACGAACAGTCACTGGATCGTGCGTTAAACGCCGTACAAGCGTCACTGACGCCCCTCTCGCCAGAAGATATAGGCAAGCAGCTAACTATGCTTGCCACGCTTGTGGTGAAGCCCAGTGGCGAAACAGCAGAAGATCAGACAATCAGGATCAAATCGCTCACATCACAACTGATAAAGTATCCTGCGGACATCGTGCTGTATGCCGTCCAGAAGGTCGCTGAGTCGTGTACCTTCTGGCCGGCATACGCCGAGTTCCACAAGCATATCCATTGGCGCATAGAAAAGAGGCAGAAACTAATGGATGCGCTTGTATCCAAGAAGGTTGCGCTTACTGCATACTCGCAGTAGAATACATACAAAGGAGAACCAAATGAACCGAATAGGATTTATCGGCGGTAGCGACATGCGCCGCATCATGCAAGGTGACTGGATATCACTCTGGGAAGAGAAGACAGGACGCAAAAAGCCTGACGATCTATCAGACGTATTGCCAGTGCAACTTGGTACATTCACCGAACAGTTCAACATCAACTGGTTTCAACAGCAGACAGACAAAGAAGTCTATGACCAGCAGCGCGTAGTCAAACTAGATGTTGATGGTGTGCCTTGCCGGGGTCAACTAGACGGCGTTGTGTTTGTCGATGATGCCATCCTTGAGTGCAAGCATACCTACGACAACAACACATTCGACAATGTACTCAAGCAATACATGCCACAGATCCAGTTCTATATGTGGATCGGCAACTACAAGTCTTGCTACCTATCAGTTCTGTTTGGCAATCGACGCTGGGAAGCAGCCAAGGTGTCACGCGCAGACGATTACGTCGAGCGTATGCGTGTGCATCTCAGAACATTCTGGCAGCTTGTTGTAGATGACACACCGCCAGCAGAAGCTGATGAGGTGTATGGCAATCATGTTGCCTCGCCCAACACAGACAAGATTCCTGTCAACGATATGGTCAAGCGTGATGCGTCTGGTGACAACGAGTTCATCAGCCGGTGCCATGACTACATCGAACAGCAGGGAAATGCACAACTATTTGAATCTGCCAAAGCCGATCTCAAGGCAATGGTAGGCGATGGAGAGCGAGAGGTGTACTGCGATCTCCTCACCATCAAGCGCGACAAGCGCGGATCACTTCGTATCGCAGTAAAGGAGAACCACTATGACGACTAAGAATCTAGCCACAGCGCTAATCAAGTTTCACGACAGTGGCGCAGCAGCCAAGAAGGGTGCAGCCAATCCCTTCTTCAAGTCCAAATATGCCAGCCTAGAGGAAGTCATTGAGACTGTCCGCGCAGAAGCTGGCAAGGTTGGGCTGACATTCACCCAGCTTGTCGATTTCGATGAGCATCACATCTTTGTAACCACAACAATCATGCACGAGTCTGGTGACTCAATGACTGGTCGCACACCTGTGCTGACCAAAGACAATACCGACCCGCAGAAGATGGGCAGCGGCATTACCTACGCCAAGCGTTATGGTTTGCAAGCAGCTTTTGGTCTGCCGTCAGAAGATGACGATGGCAATGCAGCCAGCGTGTCCTCACCCAAAGTAACCAAAGTTGCCAAGAAGAGCAGCGCACCAGCAGAGGAGGCTTGGTAATGCTAGGAATCAACAAACGACTCGACAAGATCGAGTACCGACTCGCGCGTATCGACAAGATGCTTGAAGATCAGCAAACAACATTAATGGCACTCGTAGAGTACACGCTGACAGTTCCAAAACAGGTACCGTCAGTTGTAGTTCACAAGCCTGTATCAGAAAGCAGACAACGCAAAACAGACTGGTATCCAGAAAGTCTAGCCAAGTTCATGCTGACCAGATACAGAACCATTGACGATACAATGGCTAAGTTCGGATACACCAAAGAGTCAGTCAGAACCTACATCAAAAACATGCGCAAAGCAGGACTACCTATCAAGACTCGCGGACGCGCACCAACTCAATACAAGATCGACAACCCACACGGAGGGGCAAAACCCAATGGCTGAATACGACAACACAAACTCCGGCATCGCCGGTAAACCTTGGCCCGAACAGAAGTTGCTGCTTAACGGCAAGCTGAATGTATTCGGTGAAGACATGCCAATCGTCATTGTCACAGCAGAAACAAACACAGGCGAGAAGCGCCTAGAGGTCTTCCAGAAGATCGGTGTTATGTTTAGCAACGACAAGAACGGCAATGACAAAGCGCCAGATTACTCAGGCCCACTCGACGGCTTGCATCAGGACTGGCGCGTTGCTGGTTGGCGCGGTGAAAAAGATGGACGCAAGTTCATGTCACTCAAAGTCAGCGAGAAACAGAAGCAACAACAAGAAGCAGAACCACAGCAAGAAGTTGCTTCACAAGAGGTCGATGATGATATACCTTTCTAGGCAGTCGGTTTTGGTTCTCCGGCTTAACTCCTAGCAAACTGACGGTCAGACCAACCTCACGGTCTGGCCGTCTTTCTTATGGAGACAACAATGATACTTGTAATACCAAGAAACGATGGCTTGAAGATTAGCGTCGAAGGCAAGCTGCATCACAAAGACATGACGCCAGAAGAAATGATGCAGATGGGTATTAGATTCCAGCAAGCCGCATTAGAAATGATTAGGCTGGAACAGCTAGAAGTCGCATCCGATCAACAAGACGCTGCGCACGGTTCGGCACCTGTCGATACCAACGGCTAGATTCCATCTGGTTTGCAGCCTCGTCCCACTCACCAGCCTCGACAGCAGCCTTCATCATTTTGAATTTTGATAATCTTGGATACCCAAGGTTAAACATCATGTTGGCAATTATTAACTGACAATCATCTGGTAACTCTGTGAAGCTGTCATACAAACGCAAGCAGTCACGCCGCACACTATCAAGATCCTGCTCGAAAGCCTCTCGCACCCGATCCTCATCAATCGGGGTGCCGAGAGGCTGTCCGTGTTCTGGATCATCTTCACGCACTAAATGGCCTACACCGAATGTAGCGTATCCAAGATGATCGTTATAAATTTCATACTTACAACCTTCATCAATCTTTAACTCTTCCATTAGCTTATCGATGTTCATTTCTTCAATCCTTTTAGTCCGCGCAAACCAAATGACGCTGCTATTGAGGCATACATCGCCCACTGAAACCAGCTTGGTGTACGACCCAGCGCATCGAACCCACGCTCAACATAGGGCTGCAATGGCGGGATAAAGCACATAGCAATGATAGCTATAAACAGAATAGTCCAAGCCTCATCCTTCCAGCTATCCTTGCTGGCTTCAGCCATAATCTTTTCCCAGCCAGCTTCATGCGTGGCAGCGACCTTCATTACCTCAGCCTCAGCTTCAGCACGAGCCACCTTTACCTGACTCTTAGCAGCCTTCTCAGCAGCCTTGCCTTTCAGCCAGCCACCAGCCAGTTCACCTACAATGGGCAGTAAAGCCTGTATCATTTACTTTGTCCTGTCGTGCATGTCCCACATTATCGCTTCTCACTTCCAAGCCAAACAGCAAAAGCGCCAGTCATTGCGCCGCTGACCACACTCACCATTGCAGACTGCTGTGTAGTAATATCATCTAATGACATTCCCCATTCAATCACACGAATGTACATAATGGTCATAACAAACATCATAAAGCGCGGCAGTATCTTCCACTGCAAAACCTGTTCAGCACTCATTTCTGGCTATCCTTGATTGCTTTGAGGGTGTCATAAATATTAGGTGGCGGTGGCTGATCGATGTCCCACTGGCAAAGATATTCTTTTGGGCGAAACTCTCTAGGCGCAAACATCATAGTCTCTTGAGTGTTGTGTGCGCCACGATACACACACGCTGTAGTTTTCTTATCGATCTTCATGCACTTGGTAAGTCGGCATACAGTCAGATCGTTAGCAGCCTGTGCAAAGGCACCCCGCATCCAAAAGGCAAACAGCAATATGCCAACTATGCCAAACACAATAACGAGG